AAGACAAAAATGGCAGTCATATAGTAATGACTGCCATTTTTATTATACTAATATCGCACTATCGAAGGTAAGTATCACCAGATAAGTCAATATAATCAGCACTCAATTCTGGTTTATATGAACGGATGTTAATATAATTAAAATCTTGAACATACAACATAATTGATGCAAATTGGTTTGGTTTTAACACCATTGTAACTTCACCGATAGTTGAATTCTGCATTTTTGTCAATACAGCTTCAGTTTGTGTTAGGTTGATGCCTAATACGACGGCTAATTGGGTCTGTAGTGCTAGTAATTCGGATGCATTTAGTCGAACTGACGCAGTGCCATCATCACCATCACTATCAAATTCTTTGGTTAAGTCATATGGTTTATCAACCAATGTGACTACAACGTTTGAACCTAGATATTTCGTTTCCATATATTACCCTTTGATTTTTGCTTCGCGGATTTCTTCGCGGTCTATTGGTACATACTTTTCAGCTTGAAATGCCAATTTAACGCATCGTGTGTTTGCTTCAACAGTAGTAATATATATGTCTTCAATATCGTTGAGGACTACGTGGAAAATCCGGCTATCTATGCGCTTAATTGTTACATTTCCCTTTTCGCGAAATGATAAAGTGCCATTGCCAGATGTATCTACTACTGTAACTGTGACTTGATGTTCGCCACTACCAATAAAAACCGACTGTCCCGCATTTCTACATAAAACTAAATTTCCATGTGCCATTGATTTATACCTATTCTATATTCCATAAGTCCATTTAGTCTGTTATACCATTCTCCGAATGATTAAATTAATTGTGTGCTTGGTTCGATCATCATTAGAAATTGATTAAATCCACCAACATTAACTACTTTAGCTTTGACATTGCCGTCACCATCAACGAAGTCACAACAACCATCTTTATTATTTACTTGAGTTAGTTTACCAACATTAATCATAACATGCAAATCATATTCCGAGATTACTATACTTGTCTCGATTTCGCGTTGTTCTTCGTTCACTTGTGCACCTTTTCCATTTTCCAAATTCTAGATTAGCCTCCATACCATAGTATGTATTATTTCGGATAATCTCGTTAAGTTGAAATTCAGTAAGACCCAATTTGAGGATCATATCATTGCCATCATATTTTTCGGGAATTGATTTTGGCCAAATAACGATTTTTTCACCATTGTCAATTGCACGTTGCATCCTTTTACAAATGTCGACATTGCGAGGTTCATTATCATATATTAGCACATAATCATCAAAATATGAAGCCGGATTTGCATCGGCTCCGGCCATAGCCACCGCATTAACTCCAAAAAGTGAGTCAAGCGGCCCTTCCCATACTTGGACAATTTTATTAAAGTCTATTCGTTCAAGTCCGTAAATTTTCGGAAAATCATCGTCACACTTAATCGAAAAATACCTTATTTTGGCATCTTTCGAAAATGACCGACCTTGGATCATCATCAATTGGCCATCCTTATCATAAAAAGGAATGATCAATCGTGGTTCTTCGAAGTTTTCCACCATAAACGGTTTAAATGAATCAGGCTTCCACTCATTGCACCATGTATAAAATTTCCATACCAGATACATTTTATCATAAAAACGTTCCGGTATCTTTCTTTTTTCGAGATATTTGCGCGCGCCGTGCGTTAACGGAAGGTCACATATTTTACGTAAATCGCCCATTTTAGGTCGTCTAACATTTGAAAAATCGTCTTCGAAGTCGGACAAGTCGGGAATTTCGAGTGCAATTTCACTATGTCCGGATTTAGCTCGGTTAGCGAATGGGCTTGTGGATACGTATTCAATGTGTGTTTCGCAATCGTCGTTAGACTCGTTCCCCTCGGTAGGATCCTCCACGTATATACTTTCATCTTCATCATGTTTTACCTTTTTAAATTGTGGTTTGCTAACGATGTCTAGAAATTCATCATCGTCATCTTTTGGTTCCGGCTTTTCATCAATAAAATCATTTCGCTTAATTCCACGCATTGATTCGAAAATATACTCTTCGTATAAATTGTGGTCGAAGTCTTTAAGCCATGATTGAAATGAACACGCTTCACCGTGTAATCCACCACAATTATGACACACAAATGAATATCCAGTGCGTTTTTTATTGACGTAAAAATAACCGCGCTTTTTCGACTGGTCTTGGTGTGAATCGCCACATATATTACACCGAAAATTATAAGCTCTGGAACCTTTGGCCCCAAACCGATTTAATCTTCGACCTACTTGTAATATATATTGTTGGTCTAATTGTAAACTCATAATATCCTCAAATTTCCAGTATAAATATTAACATGGCAACCACTATAACACAACAGGTATTTAATATGGCTTCAGATGACGCTCGATTGGCTATGGTCGAAAAGCAGACAGAAACCAACTCTAGCTTACTAACTACAATGGGCGAAACCATGATTCAACTACGCATTATTGCTGAGTCGAGTCAGAAATTACTAGAAATCCATGACAAAGGTATTGCTGAGTTGCACCGTCGCGAAACTGAACGTGAACACCGTAACGACAATCGACATGATCAATCCGTAGAAAAATTCCACGAAACTCAATTACGATTGGAACAACAACACGCAGAAGATTTAAAATTAATCCAAAGTGCGTTGGCATTATCACAACAATGTAATGATGCAGTTGTATCTAACACAAAAAACGATGAAAAAATGGCTATCCGCATAACCCATCTTGAAAATTACAAGTGGAGGTTTGCTGGTATTATTAGCACCATAATTTTTGCATTGTCAATTGCAGTACCTTACGCATTGAAGGTTTTTGGTTAGTACAGTCCATCGCTTTTGCAGTCCTTTATAACTTCCATAACAAATCTCAAACAGGTATGAAATGATATGCCAACTATGTTAAGATTTTTCGGAACGTCCATACTGAGGGTTAAATGCGGTTTGAATTCTTCATATTGGCATTTAATCCCTTCTCTTTCTAGTTCATCGCGTCTTAATTCCATTTCTTTGGATTCAAACACAATAACAAGTGCATATTTTACCCCATAGCCCTTATCGGTTAATGGCCAAATTTCCAACTTGTAATCAGACACACTAATGTCACAATGTGGCTTCGGTGTAATTCTGGCCGTCTTGTTCATAGAGTGAATTAATGTGCAATGTAAATGATTTGATGATACTGGATGTTGGAGTCTCAAATAACGAGAAAGTTCCCCAACAATTATTTTTGTTGATCGATCGGGAATCAAAGATACAAAACACCCGCTGACCTTTGTCACCCAATCATTCATAATCCAGATTCCCAACCAGCAAGATAATCACCAATAGCAACAATAGCTGCCTTTCTTGTATTAGGTTGGTCTAATGATACTCGCAAATAAGTTGGAACCCAATCTGCCGGATATTCATCTTGATCACATTCGGCACGACCAATATCAAACATGGTCACAATATCGTCATTCCATTTAATATCGGCCTGACGAGCTTTGATTGCATAACTCTTATGTTTGGTGGTTTTGACACAATACATCATGATTTTAATTCTCCACTTTAGTGTATGTATTAAGGATAGCAAAAAGGCCTGCATGATGCAAGCCTTAATACTACTTTTATACTACTGTTATTTAACTTTAAAGATTTTACCACCATCGGATGGCTTCCCGCGCTTGACCCAATCTTCAGAACGACGAACAACAGTTTTAGCCACTAACTCCAAATCGCCGTTTTTGTCTTTAACAAACGTGAATGGAATATTGAGTCGATTTGACACTTTCAAGAAATGTGCATCTTCTTTATCGCGCAAACCTTTCAATTTGTCCTGATTAGTCCGGAAGTTTTCACGGAATACATCGCGCAATTGAGCAACTGTGATTGGTTCATCTTTATTGCGTTCATCATTAACGCGTTCTAAAAAGTGTCTGGTAAACTCAACATCAATATCGAGTTCTTTAAATAAACTATCTAGGTATTTCTCAAGCTGTTTTAATTGACTTGTTGAAACACTTTCATCAAGAATATAGTTTTCGTTAATATCGCGCGCGATATTCATTACATGGTCGAATGATTTACCCATTATTGACAATACCTTTATTTGTAGACTACTTATATTTATTCGAAAACAAAGCCATTAAAATCAGGAACTGCCGTTTCAAGTTTGGCCTTTTTACCAAATTGTGGGGTCTGCATGGCGGCTTCTAATACATCCTTTTGAGATTTAGATTCAGCTTTACCCATAATTGATATATTGTCCTGTGCGCTTTCTTCTGGGTCATATAATCGCATTTTAGCACGATTGATACCAACAACAAATTTATCCCCATCCCCACCAATAGCACCATAACGGTTTTTCAACTGTTTGTACATGATCAAGTTTTGCTCATCAAGTTCAGGTGTTGTGATTGCTGCGATGAAGAAATCCGCGGTCGCTGGCAAACCAAAACTTTCGGACGTATTTTCCAAACCAACATCACTATCAGAATAACCTGAACGGTTTGTCTGTGTTGCTGACCAAATTGGGACATCAAATTCAACAGCAAGGCCGCGAATTTCTTCTGCAATAGACTTTACTAATGTATATGAATTTTCACCGCCACGACAACGAGAACTCGCACAAATGTTAAGGTAATCGATATAAATGATATCAGCCTTAAAATCTTTCTTGAGTGACAATTCACGTAATAAATGCCTAAAATGACCAGCATGTGCACTGGCAGTTGGGTATTCTTTGATGATCAGTCGGCCGGACGTTTGTTGTTTAATTGCGTTGATTTTACGGACATACTCTTCGCGATCCATATCCTTAAGATAGTCCATTTCGCAATCCAACATATTAGCATCAATACGTTCGGCGACACGTTCTTCTGATAATTCAAGTGTGATGTAAAGTACGTTTTTTCCGGCGAATAAATTGGACGCGGCAAAATGACACATCGTACCGGATTTAAAGCCACCAGTGCCACCCATAATAATATTTAGAGTTTTGTTCGGAGTACCGCCTTTGGTAATCTTATTAAAATAATCAATATCAAATGGAACACGTTGTAACGCTTCATTATAGAAATCATATCGACATTCGGCGTCTTCTAAAAAATCATGACCGATTGACTGATCAAACGATATAGATAGCGATTTTTGCAATAGTTCAGGCAATGAATTGACGGTCATTTCTTTGTCTTCGCCACGCACAATCATAATAGAACGTTGGATCGCTAATATTAAATCACGCTCTTTGCACCACGATTCAGTTTCATCGGTTAGCCAATCTTTTTCAATTGTTTCATTTTTACGTGAATCCATTTCGACTAATAAGGTTCTGGATTCTTGATAAATTTCGTCGGTGATATCATCGCGTTTATTAATTGCGATTCCAATGGCATCAATCGACGGACTCTTATTGTATTTTTCTACATATTGGCTTAATGCTTCATAGACTATTCGGTGTGAATCTTCTTCAAAATAACGGAGTTCAATATGTGGAATAACCCCGCGCATATAATCATCATTATACAAGCAACCTTGTATAATGCTGTTTGTGATATCGGACATAAATTACCTAAGTTGTTTTGAGTCTAATTCGCTCCTAATCCATGATCCAACTAACATTTCGAAGTCTTCATTCCCCATAGATTCGATGTACTCATTACCTTCGAATATGTCATATGTGAATGATAAAATACCGAACTCTTTTTCCTGCCATCCCGACGGGGGTGCGGTAAATTTAACGTTCGTAACTTCTATCATAAAATTTCGATTTTTAAAGAACATTCGTTCGTCGTGAATTGCAACTTGATAATCGCCATCACTCACATCACTTTTTAATTCTGGGGGTTTTTTCTTACTAAATCTGCTAAAAATTCCCATGCTAACCTCATGATTTTAATTATACGGTCAATTTTACTCTTAAATGCATATTGTGTCAATGAAAAATAATTTTATTTAAATGTCGGCTGTAACCCGCATTGCGCCGTTGAAATGTGAAATGTTGAAGTTTTGGGCCTGAAAATTAATATAAATAATTCTGAGTCCTCAACCACTATACAAACCACATTCGCCGCGCTACGCACGTTGGTCGACATTAATAATATAGAGCAAAAGCAAAGAAGTTGTAGCCATGTATTTTATTCCTTTCACTGCGTTCAATCCCTTCGGGAACACGGAATAAAATACATGGCTATCGCGTTGCGAGTTTACCGGATTACATAAAAAAGGCTTCCAGTGTGGCAACTTCTTCAGGATTCCACTTTAAGATCTCCATGAATCGCTTTAATGGCGATAAAAAGTTTTTCTCAAATGCAAGGTTGTAGTCAATATAATCGTGAAGACCCAATCGCTCATCGAGGAATGAAGGGAATGCCACTTTTGAATATTTAACTGGGTTTGGTTCTTTCAACTCAATAAGTTTAACCTTATCACCATCGATAATTTTATCGACTTCATTTTCCAAACCTAACACATCAATTTGGTGATTATACAGAATACCACATCTAGCTTGCCAACTGGCTTCCTGTTTATAAATCGTCACCGGATCACTGTTTTTATTGATACCATTACATGATGAGTTTTTAGCAATCACATGTACAGGTAAAGTTTTCCATTCAGCTTTATATTCAGCAATTTTGGCTTGGAATGCCTTTTCATCTTTGTCAACGATGATTTTATACATTACCTTTAACCAACCGCGCACAATTTCGGGTGTTGTCGACTTGATAGCATCTTGTCCCATCACTTTCCAGTATGGATCGCCATCGGCAGATCTTACACCTTCCATATCCCAACACTTGAGAATATAACGCTTTTTAGCTGTCCAGAATCCGGCCTGTGCGATTGCTTCACGCGACATATTCATTTTCTGTACTTTGGCATTAGTATACACTTTAAGTTCTTCGTATGCATCATCCATGAACTTTTGCAGGTACTTATTGCCGAAGTTATCCAAGAAATCCACAATTCGATTTTTAGCTTGTTCATCACCAGCTTCAGCAAGATCATAATCTTCGCGGCGATGTTTTTTAACAATGCCATCGACATTAATATAATTCGAGTCTGTATCAATTGCGATTACCTGATTTTCGATATATTCGCCGTTTGCATCTTTTGGCGTACCCAATAAACGATTTAGGTCATTGGATAGACGCTCTGCAATAAATTGAATTGCAACTTGACCGGACAACGTGATCGCTTCAGCTAATTTAATATTAAAGAATCTGAAATAACGGTTACCGATGGCACCATATGCTGAGTTTAACAAAATCTTCTTTGCCATTTGCATACAGTTTAATCGTGCGGCTTCGTTGTCACATTGTTTTGCCATTTGTAAGGCTTCAACTCGTGATAGTCCAGATTTGTTTTTAAATAACAACTCTTCTTTCAATTTGCCAATTTTACGCTTATCGGTCATCAATTCTTCACGCACAACAAACTCTTGGTTTTCTGCGTAGGTTTTCCACCAAACCGATTCTTGTTCCATTGCCAACATTTGACGTTTGTCGAATTTACGACCTTTATAGTTGAATTCCATCAACTCAGAAATAAACGACTGTTTGCGATTGTCGAAACATGCCAAGTTACCAGCCATGCCAATAGGATATTTTTTAAGTGCCGATAAATCTGGCTCGAATTTGGCAAATCGCATGATATAAGCATCGCGGCCACGTTCGCCATCAATAACTGGATCACCATATTCATCAAAATCATAACCTTCGATATTGTCGAGCATCATTCGTATTGGATCTGGTAATTTGTGTTCAGGGATCAATGTTTCTGGGCCGATATTCCACTGCATGATTAAGTGTGGATATAGTGAATCCAAATCGACTGATAACAACCAACCTTTTTTGCCAAGTTGAGGATCTTTAACAAACGCACCAGCATATCGACGAGGTTTATCTGATAATTTCATCGCCGGAACAACTTGTTTTCGAGTATCCATGAGGTAATTCGTTATGATCACATCCCACGTTCGAACGGGTGAATTTGTATCTTCATAGTTGATCTTTGCATAATATGCAACAGTTAATACAACATCAATAAAGTGCTTTTTACGCTCGATACGCTCGACACACAAAATATCAACCGCGTTGTATTCCACATATTTTTGGAAATCCATTCTGAATAGCTTGCGCAAGCTGCCAGCTTCTTCATATGATAGTTTACCGTCTTTAAGTTCAACGTGTGATATGTGGTTGAGTGTATAGGATTCTTGCGCCTTATAGGTATACTTTTTATAAAGTGCCATGTAATCGAGTTGAGCGACCCCCATGATATCAAACACATCACGCATGTTACCATAATCGTCTTCTTTTTGACGCTTATTGACAACCCGCCACGGTGATAATTCTTTGACCGATTCTTCACCCAACACTTTTTCGATTCGGTTGCATAAATACGGAGTATCAAAACCTTCGCTGTTCCAACCAGTGTATATGTGTGGTGTGTTTTCGGCCCAAAACTTTATAAATTCGCGTAAAGTTTCAGATTCATCTTCACAATCATGGTATATGATATCATCCGGTGTTAAGTCATGTTGTGGGCCATGTGCTTCGATATTGTCAGCATGTGCTTTAGCATTATATGATTTACATGCAACAATTGGATCCCAATCAAGATTTCCAAATCCAAAAATATGGTATTTTTTATCGTATGAGTCCAACACACCAACCAAAGTGACAGGCCATTCTGCTAATTCTGGTTTTGGGAATGCATCATCATGAGTGAATCGGAAATATTTGATCGGCTTCCAACCATCATGAGTTTCAATTTCAACACCATTCATTGTGTTTAATTTTGGCATCATGGCTTGAATTTGTTTTCTACCGATAAGTTTTTCGACACCTTTCATTCGAATTTTCATTTCTTGTCGTTCGCCATACATTTGCACGGCCGACTGAACTTCGATATCTAAATTGAATAGTCGTATTTTTGATTGGTCATATTGGATTTCACCGCTATATTCACGAGCGATAAACTGTGATACAAAATCATCATTTCCGTATACTTGGAACCCATCAACACCATCATATTTTGATACAAATTCGGTAGCATCTCGCATGGTTTCGAATTTTACGGGATCGAGCGCTTCGCCAGTAACGGCATGATAATTTGCAGATTTAGGGTCTTTTGAACGTGTAAACAAAACAGGTTTGAATTTAATCTTGCGTTGAACTTCCCGATCTTGATCCACATTCCATTCGCGCAATAAGATCATGTTTCCACGTCTAACTGCGTTTAGATAGAAATTTCGTGTGTGCATAGATTACCTTTTAATATAAAAAATCTTCAAGTGTACCCAAATTGCAAAGAGGAATGTTAGTTACAATCACCTCAACGGTTTTATTGCTATCGTCGGAGGTACGGCCGATCCGATAGTTCTTATTCACATATAATACATTATATTTGCTCATCCAGTCAATTAGAATTTGATTTATTTGACCTTTGTGTTTTGTAACGTTTGATAATATAAATCGACCGCCACTTTCGACACGTTGATCTATCATCGCATACAATAGTCGATCCGTATCTGCTTCCCAACCATGATTGTAAACTGCTTTGGTGATTAAGTAAGGTGGGTCGATATAATCAAGTGTGTTTTTATCAGCCGGATGTTTGCGCATAAACTCGATAAATGATTCATTATGTAATTCAACTCTTTCTAATGCATCATGAGTTTGGTGCAACTCATCCATCCACATATCATTAAAATCCCAAGTTCGTTTACCAAATGGCATATTAAATCCGGTCTTTTTGCTCCATCGGCACGTTGATGAAAATGCATGGCGTGTTAATACGATGTCAAAAATACCAACACTTGGTGGTACATTTCGAATTGAGTTTATATGATCTTTCGCGCGTAGGTAACCATCTTCATTTTCTTTAGTAAGATGAAACTCTTCGATGGTGTTTTTGACGATGGTGGCCACGGTAACCGCGCTATAATTTTTAAGATCATAAACCATTTGAAAAACATTATGATCTAATTCATTATATTCTATTTTAGTATGTGGGAATGTATCAGCAGCATTAATTGCAAAACAACCAGAACCGCCAAAGATATCATTAATTTTTGATATCCCAATTTTTGGAATTAATTTAAAAACGTATGGCAATAGCTCGAACTTAGCACCACTGTATGGAATTATATTTTGTATCATTGGTTACCTCAATCGAAAAAATCTTCAAATGGATTATCATCTAATAAGTCGGCATAAACTTCGCCGTGGCAAGCTTTTGGATTATGTTTCGACTTACAATAACATCCCAATGTTTTACCTTTGAGCAAATGCATATTATCTCGAATCCATACAGCTTCGGGATCCATAGACGAAAAAACCCACTTGCGAAATGAAAGTATACTCTCTTTTCGAGATGATACAATCCATTTTGCTTTTGTGGGTTTCTTTTTATAAGTAAATGGGTTTCCCCACGGCGTGCCTCTACATATCAGCACGTCATAGGTCGACTCTTTACAATGAACAATTTTAATTTTTGCCATTAATTTTTATATCGGCACGAGATAATAAACCTCTGCCCCAATTAGAACCTAATAAAAAATTATCAACAATGAGCGTAATTTTTTCCAAGAAATCGAGATATTCGGCATCATTATTGGTCTTTGGCATTTTGTTTTGAATGTCGTACATGGTGCCGACGATACCATCTGGCAAATAGTCGCGACTATCAATATTAAAATTACAACCATCACGATATATTCTAACGACTGCAATATTATCAAAACCATGTTTCTCAATCAACGGATAAAGTTCAGAAACAAAACCGCCATCACTAAACACAACAACTGGTGCATCATATTTTGCCGCAAATTCACCAAAATATTCATCACCGAAAATCGGTTTAATCACTTTTTCTGATGTATGAATCAATGCGCCACGACAAGAAAGTCCATTAAGTTCAGGCCTTGGAATTTCTTTACCTTCGCGGGTATACCAAGAATCCCAAAGTTCATCGGAAATGCAGTAAATCACCTTTGTTAATTTAAATAGTTGACCTTTAAATTCGTGATGTTCGGCATGTACATTATGTGCAATCAAATGTGATTTTGATTCTTTTGCTGCAATATCCTTGCCACTATCCGGTGGCCCATTGAAAATAATAACTTTTGTCATTTATTCACCTAATAATTTACAATTCATTTTTGGGATATAAACCGGAACTTTAGTATCCGAATGAATAACACAATAGTTGAAAACGTTGGCCGGAGGATCAAACATCAATCTGTGGACGGTTCCGCGCTTCAATGTGTTATATGGCTTAACGATTTCAACTTCTCTCATGCTATTTTACTCCTGTGTGGCCTAGGCCACCATTGCGGCTAGTTCGTTGATCTGGCGCTGTGTCAATTACGTCAAACCCAACTTTAAGGTCTTTAACTACTTCACCTTGACATAAACGGTCACCATGACTAAACACAAAACTTTTTTCGCTGTTATTGACGATCATCAATTGGGTTTGATGTACAAAATCCGAATCAATAACGGCTTCGCAATTCTGCAAAACAATACCATATTTTAAAGATAAACCAGAACGTGGATGTAATCGGATTGAATAACCTTCTGGGATATCAAAAATCAATCCAGTTGGAACCAATAAACGTTCATGTGGTCGAACTACAATTGAATGGCATTCGGTGACTACATCATCAACAAAAGTTTGTCCCAATACAACCGGAACATTGATTTTTTCATTGTTGCTTCGATAAACAGTTAGGTGATCCACATCTTTGATACATGCGCGCATATCAAAACATGCAGATTCTTCGCTACCATAATCCGGAACTTTTGCAAATGGCGACGCAAGAAATACACCAACTCGAATACTATTATTCATAATTTAATTTCCTATTTTATACTTTGGGGATAAGATCCAGTTAATTTTATCACTATGTCTGATAATATGCACGTTTTGAATACATTCACGATTGATATAAAAATCTTCGTCTAGTATGGTGCACATTTTCCATTCTTGTAACAAACTCGCAATCAAATTTCGACGTTTAATATCGGATACTGTGATTGTGTGTCGACGACCATCAAGTGCAAATAGCTCTTTGAACCCAACGATAAAATACCGACCACGTTTATGCAAAATATGGCATGTTTGATATAAGATTTTAGCTTTTGAATTTGAGATGCCAATTCTGGTTAGAGTTTCGGCAATCTTCAAAAAATCATCTGGTGTTGTCAATTGGATTTCAAGCATTTGGCTTGGTGACCAATCATATTCAGTATTCATAATGTAATCCCATAATTTAATATATAGAATTATTTAGCTTACTTTTTGGGTTTAGATTTAACCTTTCGACCACTGCCACCCATATCTAGTCGACTCATAATTGTCTTGACAAACTCAGGTGATAGTAATTTTTGTGCTTCAATGGCTTTTTCAATTGAGTATCCATAATATTCGCTAATGGCTTCGAGTTCCGGAGTCATAACGCCAACTTTTGAATATACCCATTTGCGCTTCATTTTGCGAATCTTCATGGTTAGATATCGGTATAAATCATAATCACTCATATGTGACATTTGATTTGCCTTTTCGACAATTAATACCGAATCTATATGAAATGACAATAATCTGCAAATAAAAAATGCATTAAACTCTTTCAAAGCTGCCGGATCATTAACCAACATCGCCTTTTTATTGCCAATATCATCGACAAAATCACTTGGTGAATATTGTCCCATAATTGTTACCTATTTCCATTTGATTGATTTCATTAGTCCGGTACATAACGCGGCTAATGTAATTTGTGGATCACGGCTTCGGCCCATACGGTCGCTATATTCTTCGATGTATTCGAGTGCGTCCGGTTGGCTGGCTTTGACAATATACTTGTCCATAAATTCAACACTGGCCATCTTGCGCAATACCATACCTTCATCCATATTGCCATTTGAACCTACCCACTTGCGCATTTCATCCCACTTGCCACCTTTTAGGAATCCAGCAAGCGCATTCATATCACCAGTTTCGATATCTGCTAGGATAGATGCATCAAGTTTGCCACTCATAGAGTAACCTTGAATTTCATTTAACACGGCACGGAAATCTGGGAATTTTTGCTTGATTAATGCAGCAACGACTGATTTATCATACTCGATTTTGACTGCATCAAGAACACGCAATGTTGCGGCGAAAAACTGCTTCATTAATGTTTGATGTTCATCTTGACGGATACTGAAGTCAATACATTTACAACGGGAATAAATGGCTTCGATGATCTTTTCTTTGTAATTGCATGTGAATATAAAAATACAATTATGTTGAAATTCTTCAATGAAACCGCGTAATGCTTCTTGACCAGCTTTTGACATACCATCGAACTCATCGAACAATACAACACGCTTAACGGTCACATCTTCGTCGAATAGGATAGACGCACCATTAGCGGCCGCGGCAAAGTCACGAACTTCATTTCGAATAACATCAATACCTTTTAAAGATGCGTTGATCTTCAAGAAATTGCATCCAATTTGGTCAACCATTGCCAATACTAATGTAGTTTTTCCGATACCTTTCGGGCCGGACAATAGTAAGTTTGGACAACCTTTTGCGTTGACATAATCTTGGAAAATGGTTTTGTATCGTGGGGGTAAGATCACTTCGTCGATTGTTTTTGGTCTGAACTCATCTACGAGTAAAATTTCATTTAAATTGTAATCCATAATATACCTTTAAGCATTTAAAGTGGTTGGGTGCAATTTATGTTGCACCCCATAATAACTAAAACTTTGAGCTTTTTTCCGTTGCGATATAATAAGTTAGTGATTGTACATCATCACTATCTTGTGAAACCCATTGCGTAATTGCTGGATGGATTGTAACAGTATAAACGCCTTTTAGCAAATTAACGTTTGTGATTAAAAAGTGTGCTTCGAAATCGTTACCATCATGCGAATCTGTCAACAATAACTTGAAATTATTCGAGTCACTATCATCAAGGTTTGTCGCTTCAAGGTAAATGTTATTACCATCGGCACGCATAATCACATCATTCAAACCAAGAGTATTTGCAGCTTTCATGATTTGGTCAATAGAATCTGTACTGATATCAAGAGTCGCAACACCAACTGGCATATTGATTGTTTTCTTTGGTGTAGTTGTGATCAACGATGGTTCAGAATAACGATATTTTAATTTGCTGGATACACCAGTGCCACTAACAATAACCATTTTTGCTTGGAAATCGAAGGTAGGATCTTTGTAAAGGTTAGCACAACGTAGGAATTCGGCAACATTATAAATTGCAACATTGTTTGGCAAATCTTCTTCAATTGTTGCAACACCGATTACGCTTTTTGTTTCTTTCATAACACGAATCGATTTTGAATGTGCTTCGAGTAATAGACCAGTATTAATATGTGAAAAATTAGAGATGATACTAAGTGTGCGTTTTGATAACTGAATTGCTGACATAATTTATTTTCCTTTCAAGGTGGATTTACATTTTCACTAGTTTGACTGATATGGCTCAATAAGTCAAGCCATATCGTGTTTTATTTAAAGTTTATTCATAGCTGCGATGAGTGCATCTTTGGGGGTTTCTCCCCATTCGGTGCCAAGATCCTCATCGCCACTTACTTTTTTGCCATTACACCAGCGGCCGCGGCACGCGCATCTCGACTAGATGGTTGACGTGATGCTTTGGCTCGTTCAATTTCGATCTGTTCATCAACGGCTTGATACAATTTGGCAAATGAAGTTCGAGTCTCTTCGTTGAAACGTTCAACACCGACTTTAATTGCACGTTCCCGCGCACCAAATATAACAAATGCCTTTAATATATCAACACCACGTCGAGTCGAGATAACATCATTTGTAGCACCAGATTCATGGCTCTGTCTGACAATATCACACCATTTAACCATACGCGAACAGAATTCACTATCGCTACTACTTAGCTCGTTGCCGCCATCATACACAAATCTAAAATGTGCTAATGCAGTCTCGAAAATCTTAAGTTCGACTTTTGGTGATGGGTATGGATTGTGAAGCATAATTGGGAATCGATCTAAAAATGCTTCGTTTAATATTTTTGTTCCGGCAAACTTGCCAACTGTATCACCTTGACCCTTTGTATTAGCGGTTGCGAATACAGTGAACCCATTAACAGGTTTGACAACTTCACCAGTCTTTTTAATCAATACGGGTTTACCGGATAATACAGATTGTAAACATGACAATTTTGATGATCCATAATCGATTTCATCTAACAGTAATGGACAACCGCGGCGCATTGCAATAACAACTGGGCCATCTTGCCAAACTGTATTCCCATTCACCAATCGGTAACCACCTAACAAATCATCTTCGTCGGTTTCTTCGGTGATATTGACAATTAACAATTCTTTATTGAGTTCGGCACATGCCTGTTCAATACCTAATGTTTTACCGTTGCCAGATAGTCCGGTAATGTATGCTGGATAGAACATATTTCGTTCTAAAATCTTGACAATATCGGCATAAATCCCCCAACGGATGAACAATTTATCAATATCCGGAATATAAAAACCTTTTGGTTTTGGTGGGACATTGTGAACATCTTCTTTAGTGTTGAACACTTTTCCAAATGCACTTGCTAACTTTTCAATTGTATCATCATCAATGCCACCAAAACTTAATGGCGATGAATCTGGCAATGGTTGGTGTGAATATGGTGATACCATCGTATTATCTAATAATTGGCTTTTAGTGTTACTAAAATCCGGAAATTCATCATCAAGATCGACGGTATTTGCTGGTTTTCCACTTGAAGTTTCAAAATCCATAAGTTCCTCTTTTGGTTCTGGTGCACCAAGTGGACACCACGGAGTATAATCGTCAGAAAAATCGTGTAAATTTTCACCAATTCTTCGTTCATGAACGGCCCAACGTGGGATATTGTGGCCATGTATAAGTTTTAGATCTTTGAGTTGTTGCGATGTGATAATAAGACTTTCATGATGTAATAGTATCTTATCACGTACAAACCCAAGTTCAAGTTCAGAATAACTTTTGTGTCTTTCATAATCCAATTCGGTGCCAATATAATATTCACCAGAACCGATAATACAAAATCCGTAAACCCAAGCTGGCACCTTAAATTCAGTTACCGATTTCAATTCATCATACGAAATCAATTCTTTACCAAAATGCTCAATTAGCATGTTGGTTATTTTTGTATACTCTGGTGATATAATCATTATGAATACTCTGTTAATATTGCATCTAAATTTTCAACACAAATATAATTTGCATGTTCGCGTTCATTATCATGGCGACGGCCAATCGCGCGCCATTCTGCTAATTTTGCCTTGAACATAATAATTCTTCGGCGTAATTCTGGCGAGTCCGACGGATCCAATTTCAAATCGTCGTGGCCATCTAGGTTCAACTCCGGCATAATTCCGGTTTTGTCAAACTCCTTACTTTGTGCAATTAATGCAGTAAGTAAGGTATCAAAAAATTCATTAAATTCCATCGTTTGTCATCTTCTTTGATATCGTTGTGAGTAGTGTATCAGCCAAAACTTTTATTTGCAACATCTTTTTCGACTGTTCTATGAATTGAGTTGCAATACTGTTCATTGATTTAGATGAATCTAATGATAGTTCACATTCAACATCTCGGTCTAAACTGAAAATAATACTATCATTTCCAATAACTCCGGTTGCAGTTGTGCAATTTTGCTTTTTCAATAATCCCAAATGAGTATCGATTTCACTTCTAGGAAGTAACATTTCAATCATCATGTTCAAAAACGCACTGGCACCAATATACAAGGTTATTATCGAAGAATCAACACGATCACGATATAAATCTGTAATAATTCGAGATAATACGATTCTAGAAGTATCATTTGGTTTAACAATATAATCATAACTTGAATATTTTTTCCTAGTTAATTCGTCATGTATGATGAAATTATCCCGACCTCGATAATCTAACCCAATTTTAGCATCACCAGCCATACCATCGGTCAATAACATGGTACTCATAATCTCAACTGAGTGCGCTTCCTTCCACTCTTTGATAACTTGTGATGCAATCACCAATGCTTCGTTAGTTGGTGTACCCTCGAAGCGCTCACACGGCGTGATGCCATATCTAGCACCACTATTATGTGACATCGCTTCACGATATAAATTCCGCATGATTTGGCGTTGGGTTAACATCGGCAAGTCTGAATTTATAATTTCACGTAGAACAACACGATCAACGGATAAACTTGTCAACGAACTATCATTTTTATATTTGCCAATTTTCAATGGTATTTCAATGTTTTTAACACTGCGGTAATTATAAACCGATTGGTTTGTAAACCCATAAACAACATATGGAATATTGACCGACTGGCAAAACATGATCATGATTAATGTTTGTCTCCACGTTTGATACATTCTACTACCGGACATTGAGCCGGAAAAATCCAATAATAATGCAATTCCGTGATTTTTGCCATCTTCTACCATTGAACATGATTTGAAAATGTCTTCACTTATGCTATAAAATGCCAATTTCTTGAGGTCTAACCTTCCAGTTTTTGCGGTACGCACCCGCCGAGACTCCGCGGCATTCTTGCGTAAATCAAACATCTGTTTCATTATTTCAATGGTTTTGGCCTCATTCTTTTGGAACTTGATCCATTGATTATTAATAGTTTTTATGGTTCGTGGTTCATCTCTTATTATTGATGCATTCCATGAAGTGTGCACAACTTTGGCCGGATCCACGAAATCCTTTGGATTTAGTAGATTTCGAACTGCCAAATTTTTGATATCTTTCGCGTCCAAATCAACTTCATTATCCGCGATTGCATTTGCAAAGTTGGATATAGATTGAATTACGTTGGGTTGGTCTTGATTTGATGATTCATTACCACCATTTTCGATTAAGCTCCCGTCGAGAGTATCGGATACTTCATCGCTGGAATCAGAATCCCCCGCATTACTTCCAGATCCATCGTCGCCTGATCCATCTTCGGATCCATCTTCGGTATCGTCATCAGATCCAGATTCATCAGTGGCGTCGTTGGCATCCTCGGCATCGTCACCATCTTGGTCGGCATCTTCGTCGGAGTAGTCGGCATCATCATCGTCATCATCTTGGTCTGATCCGATCTCATTGCTTTTTTGATGATCTGGTGAATCTTCGTCTTGTTCATCATCGATTTCGGATCCATCTGTACCCGAGTTTTCAGAAACGTCGTCGTCGTCGCTGTGTTCATCTTCCAATCCATCTTCGGAATTATCAGATCCACATGATTCATCTTCGGCTTCATCATCTTCGGATTCGTCTTCGTCGGAAGTGTCACCGGAACTATCATCGGCTTCATCGAGTTCATCAGTCTCTGAATCATCGCCGTCGTCGCTTGGCTGTCCGGCGTCGTCGTCATCACAATCATCGGTGGATTCTTCCGGTTCATCGTTGGGTTTAGATTCATTTTGTTGTTCCTCATCTTTCTTGCGTTGTTCCTCATCTTTCTTGCGTTGTTCCTCTTGCAAGTATTCGATGATATCACGAGCCAATACACACGCATCTTTAAACGATTCAACTTTATTCAAATCATTTTTAAATGTGGTTTCAATTGGTGACATTGGAATGTCGATCCACGGTAATTTTGCCGAAATATTAAGTTTATCAACAAGATTGATATTTCCTAGATCTTTGCCACGTAGACCAAAATAATCACGATCCCAAAACTCTAGATACATTCGAGATAATGTACTTACTAAACCGGGGTATTCTATTTTTAGGAATTTGGCGGTACGTGCTTGTTCAACCATTTGGATGATTTGGCCATAACCTTCATGCATACCTTCTAATTTAGATTTTATTGATAGGAATTTTACTGGTGGTGTCCATAATGCGTGCGCAACTTCACTGGCCATCATTCCATCGAAAATATCACCTTCCATCTCTTTGTAAACTGGTAGGCTTAATATTCTTTTATTCAAATCAAAATGTGCAGCAGTTATGCCACCTTCATGGATAATAGTAATGTCTTCTTTAGCTAATAATTTAGCAAGAATACTAGTTGTTGCTGTCATTTAATGCCTCAATTTGATCTTGAATCGCCCAAATTTGTTTAGAGATTGCTAATTTTTCGGAAGTTCGAAGACTGGCCCGATTTTGAATTCTCAATGCTTTTAATCTTGTTTTTAATTCGCTCATGACTACCTCCAATAATCTATACATTAAAGATAGCAAAAAGGCTTGCATGATGCAAGCCTTTTATTTAATTTGGTCGAATTTAAATCGGAGTAACTTCGGCGGTGAACATATAATGAACAACCACACTATTGGGTGCAACACATTTATAAAAATCACATGCACCTTTTGGAGTTTTGACGGTTTCCAATACGATCAACGTGTCACCAACTTTAACATGGTGGTAATTGAATTTGCTACTTACTAACATTGTGTTTTCCCCATATTGCCACTAATCATGCTATCCATCATGGTTGCATTTAACATCGCGGCTTGATTTGATTCTTTGGCCATACCCCATAATAGGAAACAGTCGGCAATGATCATGATACCCAATAGGCCACCAGTACAAAAGTAAATCACATTGAATACGGTCAATCCGAAGTTATAAAAACGGTGTGCACCGAATAAACCCAAGAAGATGAACAATAAAAAAGTAATTCCTGTGGTTTTTTGGTTTTGCATTGCTTGAAGTTGATTGATTTGCATAATATTTTTCCTTTGGGTTTAAGTTTGGTTGATTTTTTAATATGGTTCATTGTAAACTGCCTTGACTTAAAAATCAAGGCTTATTTTCAATAAATTGAATGATTCGATTAATATATTATTGAAGCATTCCCCTTTTCCGGCAAATCCAATTCTCGGTTGATAATGATATCCAGCGTTTGTGTTTATCATTTTGATTTCTTTTTCTAAGTGGAAACATTGATCCATATTACCGCAAAATTCTGATATTATTTCATAACTATATGGCATTCTGCTATGTCCACTAAATCGAGATTTTACATCGTGTCGTGTTATGCCAACTTTATAGAATGATTCGGATTCATTGTATATTTTTATTATATATAATATCCCACTTAATTTCTTTCTATCTTCGGATGGCATACGTTCGTAATGAATTGTGTATTCACTTGAACATATTTTACACCCCTGACCAACTAAGTGTTTAGTTGGTGATATTGTGAATTTATGATTGTGCCTAATGCAACGGATTATAACTTTAGTTCGATCTGTTTTATAATCTACCTCAGAATAATCGTATTTATCCCCATGAATTAGGTTACATTTTTTGATGAATTCTTGTGTATTGCTGCGTTGTGTATTGCTGCGTTGTTTACTGGCACATAGTTTGCATTGTGTCCCACTTTTGTGCGAATATGCCTCCACTTCAAACCAGCAGTTATGAAACTTACAACGGATCTTGACCTTAGATTT